TTTCCTATTACCTTCCTCAACAGTTACGATGTAAGGTAATTTTATTCCAGTCGGTTGTCCGTCTGCACCGACTTCTTCAAAACCTTCTAAGTCTAAATTAACATGACACTCTAACAAAGTATAAACTGGTTCGTTCTTTCCAGTTTTTTTACTTCCTTCTAATTCACGTTCTTTTTTTGCAAGTTCATTATTTGCATCTACACCTGGTGGTCCTAATTCTACATCTCTGTAAAAACCACTTACTTGTTGTTTTCTTAATTCATTTTCAGAAATTTTTATTACATGAATAATCGCTTCCGCATCGTCTAATGAGGTAGCCGTGTACGGAACGATTAATTCATCTGCTGGTACAAACTTAGATACAGCTCGTCCCAGGTTTACGTCATAGTAAACTTTTTTAAATGTTGAACCCGCTAATGGTAAATGAAACAACATAGAATCAAACTCTGCTTCGTATTCTTTCATTTGATCCATAATTAAATAATTCATAAAGTCTTTTACACGTGTAGCCTGTTGTTCTGTTGCAGGATTTTTTACACCTATAATTTGTGTTCTTACTGGTCCATCAGCTGGTAATAATTCTTTGTAAGCTTGTGCTTGAAATTGTGTAACAGCTTCTGCCATAACAGGGTGTGTTGCACCTGATGCACCTTGAAATGGTTCTGTTCTGTTTTCATATTTAAAACCTAAAAGATCTAGACCTTGAATATAACCTTGCTCCCATTCTTTTCTTGAACTTTTATAGTCCATGTAATTTTGAGTCATTTCGTTTCCGATTGGCTCTAATACATCATCTGGTAAAATATCTGCTAAATTATCAAAGTGTGATTCAGTTCCAGGTACGTTGATTGAACCTGGTTCAAAGTCTAATGTTACACCACCATCTTCTTCTGGTATAACTTCTATTGGTCCTTTTTCTGGTTCCTGAACGTTAACTGTTTCAGCCACTTCAGATTCTGAAGGGACTTCAACTTTGGTTCTAGTGTTCGGGAGTCCTTTGTCTATTTCTGCCATTTAATACTCCTATACTTTCTTAACACGTTTTAATAGACCTGGCAACCCATCCTTATCTGGATTCATAGATTCTAGCATAGCGCCTGATCTATCTCCTGCTTGTTTTGCAAGACCACCACCTGCAGCTTGAAAAGCATCAAACGCAAAAGCTTCTCCTTGTCTTCTTAATTCTTCTCTTTCTTCTGGTGTCATTGCTTGTAGCTCTCTTATTCTATCTCTACTAAATTTACCTGCTTGATACAAACCCTCAGCAGCCAATGATGCGATACCTACAGGTGATGCTATTCTTGCTGCACGTAAAGCTAGTTGTGGTGATAAACCTAAATTTAAAACTCTTTGCACAGCAGGGCTAAATTTTGCAGCTTGTTGTACAAGCGCTGGTGCAAAAGCTGCCTCTGTTGCAAGAGTTGCTCTATCAATGGCGGATGTTGGGTCTACACCAAAACCTGCAGTTAGTGCTGCTGTTGGCGCTAATGTTGGCAAAGCTTTAAAAGCTGTGCCTGCGCCTTTTCCTATATCTCTAAGAAGATTAAGATCAATAAAACCTTCTGTCCCTGTTTTTTTAGCAGCGCTCATTAGTTTTTCAAACTCTGAAGCCTCTTTAAACATACCTTTAGGAATTTTTGCCCCTGCTTCTTTTCCAGCTCTTATTGCTTTTGTTAAATCTAAACCTTCACCAAAAACTCTATCTCTTGTTACCATAGATGGAGCAGACTGTACGTTTAATTTTAATAGGTCTTCTTTAAAAACATTAAATGCTTTTTTTCTATCAGTTAAAGGTGTTTTAGATCTTTTAGATCTTTCCCAAGCTTTTTCAAAATCTGATCTAATTTTATACTCTTTTAAATTTTCATCGTAGAAAGCTAAACTTACTTTAAAAGGATTATTGTTTCTTCCAAAATCATGTTGAATGGTAAATGCATTTGCAGGGTTTCCAGGATTGTAATTAGGAATTAATGCTTCATTAAGAATATTTCTTAAACCTTTATCATTAATAAATTGTTTTTGTTTGTATGGTTTTATCACTTCATCATAGTTCGATATATTAAAAGAATTAGCATTTTTATTAATAAAATTTTCTAATGTATTAAAAGTAAAAGTTTTGCCGGTTATGCTATCTTTAATTTTTATTTTATCGCTGTAGTAATCACCCTTCTTCATAGATTTTTTATAACCAGATTTAATAAAAAACCTACTGTCTTCTTTTGCAGTTTTAACTGTATCTTTCCAAAGCATTTCTTTAGCTGAATTAGCAGGAGGATCTAAACCCTCTTTTAAATATCTTTTTGCTTTTTCTTTTCTACTTTGTTCTTTTAATATAGCTCTACCTTCTTCTGTGGATAATAATCTTTGTCTTCTTTTCTTTGCACGTTCAATTGCCTCTTGTCTAAGACGTTCATCTAATGCAGGATCTTCTGCTCTTTTTTTTAAAAGACTTTCTGCTTGTCGTTTGTTTAAAACTTTTGATCTTATCTCTTCAGGATTTAAACCTTTTGTATCTATTTTAAATTTTTTTGCTTCTTTTAAAACATCTTTATCAGTTAATCTAGGTTGTGTTATAGAGGCACTTTTAATATTTAATCTTTTTCTTCTAATGTTAATAGATTTTGCAGTGTGCTCTCCGGATTTAGTTTCAGCTTTTAATCCTTTATCATTTAAGTATTTAGCAAACTCTCTATCCTCTCCTGTTATAAAAGCATCACTCTTTTGATAATTTTTATATTCTTTTGCAAAATTTTCGTTAGTTATAAATCCAGCTTTTCTTAATTTTTTAAATTTTTTATTTTCAAATTTTTTTTCTTTTAAAACATTATCCACCACTCCTCTATCTACATCTAACTCGTCAGCTATATCTAAGACAACTATGTTGGAATTTTTAGGAAGAGTTTCTAAATACTCTCTAACTTTTATAGAGGCTGGTCCGGATCCTCTACCATACTCCTGCCTCAACATACCACCATCAGCTAGTGGATTACGTCTCATGAATGCATTAACCGCATTTATTTGTTGAACCTCTACTTTAGGGTCAGGTCTAGCCATGTCTGATGCAGTAGTTAGCCGACCGCTTTCTATTAAATTTCTAAGTCCAGTAACATTACCACCTGATTCATCTTCTATCTTTAACAACTCTTTTAGGATATCCATTACTCTCCTAACATTCTAGCGATACCACCACCTGCTTTTTTAGTAACTGTATCTTCAATAACTTCTATAATATCATCATCCAAACCACCCTCGTCCATTCTTCCAGGTTTATAGTAAATAGTTTTATCTTTTGTTTTAATTGTATAACTAGGTCCGTCCATCATATCTTCTTCAACTTCAACGCCTTTTAATTTTTTCTTAGTTGTTAATTCTTTTAATCTTCTACCACTTTGTGAAACAAGTTTTCCTGCAGACATAACTGCTTCAATAATTCTATCTAATGCTGGTGCTGTGATCTCTGCTGCTTTTTTAACAGCTGGTTCTACAAGTTTTGCTCCTTTAACAAATTTACCAAGAATAGGTAGTGTTGTAAGACCGCCCATAATTTTCATAAACGTTCTTCTGTCCATACCTTTTTTTAAACCTATACGTCCACCATCTGCATTACCATCTCTAGGATTTTTTAAAACAAAATCTAAATTATCTAAAAAATCTTTTCTCTGTGTGTCAGATAAATCTTGATATAATTCTCTGTTAATAATTCTTTTAGCTAAATCTTGATTAAAATCTTGACTATTTTTAACAATATTCATTCTAAAACTTCTTCTTAAATCTTGAAACTCTTTATCAGGTAAACCTTTAGTTACAACTTTTTTAGGTCCTGTCCCTGTTGCTTTCATAATTCCTGATTTAAGAGCAGCACCTTCTTGTGTGCCACCCATAACAGTTTTACTTGGATCAAGAGTTCTACCCTCTAAATCAAAAACATCAGCTACTTTTTCTTTACCTTTTTTAATAAGATTACCAGCGCTATCTTTTATTTTTGTGATATATCTATCTTCAAACTCTTGAACTTGTTTTGCCTGGTTCATGATGTAATCTCTTTGTGACTTTGTTAGTTGAGCCTTTGTCATTTTAGCTGCCATCATAATTTTTGCAAGACCCCTGCTTATCTGTTCATGCAACTCTGGAGTCATCTGGTTAAACGGAATGACTTTTTGATTTTTTAATCCTAAAAATAGACCTTTAATGATACTCATTAATAATAATTCCTTTTACGTTGCTCGACCTTTTCGTCGATATAATCTTCAGGGTGTCCGATCAGACCGCCCTGTCTGAATCGCATGATGGCTTGTGTTGTTGAGTCCACAAGATCGTCATGATCGCCATATGGGAATGCTGCGCACTCTTCAACGACCTCCTCAGCAAATTTTTGCTCAGGACACCATATCATACCAGATTCAAACAGAGGTGCAACAGCATTTACACGAGCATGCTTGTCGTTTCCTTTTGACGGACTAAAGTTGACTACCGGTATATCCATCTTTCTTAACTCGTATGTTAAAGGTAAACCTGATGCTTTTGCCTCTATGATAACTGTTTCAGGCATCCAATACTTATATTGTTCAAGAGCCAATCTTCTAAGTTCAGGGAACTCGTATCTGCCTTTTATTGCATCTAACAATATAAGATTGGCTCCTTCATCCTCACTTGGATAAAATATTCCCCAAGTGGTGATGGCGCTGTAATCAGCTGTCTCCTTTTTTAAAAACGCGGTATCGTAAGATTGTATAACGTGATGTAGTTGTGGTATGTCTTCACCTTCATAAGTTCGCCACCACTCACGTTTTAATATAGCTCCTTCTTCTGCTGTAGGATTCTGCATCCACTGTGCATTCCATTTACCCGTGGGCAGTGTTGCTTGAACCTTTTCTAATTCATCTAGTTTCCAATACTCTGGCCAAACAGGTTGCGCGTTCTTTGATCCATGGTCCATGATTGCCGGAAACTCGACCACGTGCCACTGATCAGCTTTCGGTTCTGATTGATTTTTGACCAACATACCTGTTAAATCTTTTGTCGTCCAACGTGTCATGACTAACACAATCTTACCACCTGGTTGTAAACGTTGTCGTGGTCCTGATGTGTACCACTCGTAAGCAGACTCCATGGCTGTAGGAGATAGTGCATCTTGCTCTGAGTGTGGATCATCTATGATTAATAAATCTGCACCACGTCCAGTGATTGCACCACCCACACCAGCAGCGAAGTATTCACCACCTTGTTCTGTCTCCCAACGTCCTGCTGCTTTAGAATCTTCTTG